TGCTGGTGTTTATCTATTTTTGGGAAGATTCTTTTTACCAGCATTAACTAAATTCAGGCCAGAAACAGAAAAAGATAGATTTGAAAGAATGGCAGAATACTATATGAGCCAATACAATGTTGAATGGAGAATGATTTTAGAAGATGGTGTTGAATATGATACTGATGCAGATGGAACTATTGTATCTAACGAAAGAGAGCCTTTACATGGATTTAGACGATTGATTAGATAAATGGCTTTAGAAGTAAAAATAAAAACTAATGCAGAGTTCATTAAAAAACGATTCAAAAGAATAGAGAGAAAATTTAAAAGCATTATAGAAAAAGGAATACTACAAGGTGGGTTTCAATTACTAGATATTATCAGAACTAAAACTGCTAAAGGAATAGATTTTAGAGATAGACCTTTTGCACCTTACTCACAAGGCTACTTAAAACATCTACAGAAAAAAGGCTATCCAACTAAAGTAGATTTATTTTACTCTGGTCGTATGTTGGGTGCTTTAACTCCGAGTGGAAAAACAATTAAAAAAACAGGAACAAATAAAGTATCAGTAGGATTCAGTAATAGTCAAATGCTTAAAAGAGCAGTATTTAATCAAGTGTTAGGTAAAACAAAACGTGAATTTTTTGGATTTAATGATAGAACTGCTAATATAATAGGCAGACAATTTAATAAATTTGTAGCCAAAGAATTTAGAAAGGCAAGAATATGAGTGTAAGAGAAGATATAGCAGCAAACTTACTGACAGTTATTTCAGATATATCTAGTCCAGCAATTAAAAAAGTTACTAGACAACCTTTCTTGTTAGACGAATTATCCATGCAACAATACCCAGCCGTTATAGTTCAAACATCAGAAGAAAATAGAGATGATAGTGAACTTGGAAGTGGTGCTAAAACAAGGCATGGAACTATTGATTTTGTAATACTAGGATTTGTTAAAGGTGCAGAAGCTAATATAGATACTGCTAGAAATGCTTTAATTACAGCTATTGAAACTGCGATAGAAAATGATATTACTAGAAATGGTAACGCACTTGATTCGGAAGTTATACAAGTAGAAACTGACGAGGGAAGTTTATTTCCTGTTGGTGGAATAAAAATGACAATCAGATGTATGTACGAATATCAATCAGGAACACCATAGGATAACTTATGAGCAATAAATTATTAGATAAAATAACAAAGAAAATAGATCAAATAGAAAAGATGCACGATAAAGAATCTATGCTTTGTGAAGAAGTTAAAGACTTAATTGATGAAATTAAAGAAAACTCTTTAGAAGAAGATGATGGTACTTGGGAAGAAGATAAAGATACCTTAGATGATGAAGACTTTGATGAAGAAGATATTGACGAAGAAGACGATAAACTGTAAAAGGACTTATGGCTAAAGACATTAAATTATATAAAGGTAATTCAGAGATTAAAATTAATGAAACTAACCTTGAACATTTTTTAAGTTTAGGTTATAAGCAAGAGAAAGAAACTAAACAAACTAAATCTAACAAGGACAAAAAGACATGGCAACACATCACGGAAAAGAAGGAGTTGTAACAGCTGGTGGAACAGCAGTTGGGGAACTAACTAGCTTCACACTTGAAACTACAGGAGATGTGGTTGAAGATACTGCTTTAACAGATGCAACTAAATCATTTGTAACAGGTAGAACTTCATTCTCTGGTACTTTAGAAATGCACTTTGACGAAACTGATACTCCACAAGAAACTTTACTTGCTGGTGCTTCTATCTCATTTGTTTTATTACCAGAGGGTAATGAATCAGGAGATGCAAGTTACACAGGAACAGGTATTGTAACTGGTATGAGTATCAATAATGCAATGGACGCAATTATTTCAAGAACTGTTACTTTTCAAGGCACAGGCACACTTACAATAGGAACTGTATAATCTAATTTATGTCAGTTATTGATAGAGTAAAAACTCATTTTGAAACTCTTAAAACTATCACTATTGAGGTCGAACAATGGAAAGACGAGCATGGAAATGCTAGTGTATTTTATTCAGAGCCATTAACCCTTGAAGAAAAAAACATTATCTTTAAGAAGTCTAATAATTTTCAAGACTTAACTATTCTTGTAGATTTACTTATAATGAAATTAAAAATCAAAGATGATAAAGGCGAATTAGTTAAAGCCTTTCAACCAGAAGATAAGTTTGCTTTAAGAAAAAAAGCAGACTCTAATGTTATATCTGATGTTGCCAATAAAATACTTTTAGATACTAATTACGAGGACGCAGAAAAAAAGTAGATAGCGACCCTGATGTTAGGTCGCTTTTAGTTATTGCCGAACGATTACATCTGACAATCCAACAAGTTCTTGATATGCCTATTAGCCATTATAATCTTTGGTTAGCTTACTTGAAAAAAGAACAAGAACAGTATAAAACAAATCAATCATTAGCTGATGCAAGGAATTTAAAATAATGGCAAATCAAAGACTCAACATAGACATAGTAGCAAAAGATAAATCTAAACAAGCATTTAATAGATTACAAGGTACTCTTTCTAAAGTTAAAGGGTCTATATTTAATTTAAAAAATGCTTTTATTGGTTTGGGTGCTGGTATTGTACTTAAAGGCATTGTTAATGCTGGTATGCAAATTGAAGAATTAGGTGTTCAATTAGAAGCATTATTTGGTAGTGCTAAAAAAGGTAAAGCAGCACTAGATACAGTTACAAAATTTGCAAAGACAACTCCATTCGAACTATCAAATATTCAACAAGGTGTAACAGCTTTAGCAACTGTTTCAGAAAAAGCAGAATCACTTGGAATATCATTTGAAGAATTATTAAAAATTACAGGGAACACAGCAGTTCAATTAGGTGGAGATTTTGCATTAGCTTCTCAACAAATACAAAGATCATTTAGTGCTGGTATAGGTTCAGCAGATTTATTTAGAGATAGAGCAGTAACAGCTATGGCTGGATTCTCTGCTGGAGTAAAAGTTAGTGTTGATGAATCTATTTTAGGATTAGCAAGAGCATTTGGAACAGGTGGTAAGTTTGGAGAATTAACAAACAAACTAGCACAAACTTTAAAAGGAACTGTATCAAACTTAAAAGATGCTTTCTTTACAATTCAAACAGAAATAGCAGCAGGATTTTTTGATGAACTTAAAAGACAATTAGGAGATTTAAAACAATTTACAGAAGATAATGATCAGGCTATTAGAAGATTAAGTAGAGAAATGGGAGAAAATCTTGCAGTAGCTATTTTAAAAGTATCTAATGCACTTAAAACATTAACAACAAATTTTAGAGATTTTCAATCTGTAATAGGACTTGCTGCAATAGCTATGGGTGGATTTACAGGAAAATTAATTGGTGTTGCTTTAATTATTGATGATGTAAATAGAAGAACTGGAAAATTAGCTAATACTACTGAAAAGAAATTATTACCTAATGCAAGAGATTTTCATAAAGTGATGATACAAACAAAAGAAGAATTGTTTAATATTGCACAAATTGAACAAGTTATTGCAAAAGCAAAAGAAAAAGAATTAAAATTACAAAGTTTTATCCAAGAAGAAAGTAATAAAAACAGATTAAAATTTCATACATTAGAAACAGAGGGTGTAAAAAAATTTAAAGAACAAAATGATATTCAAGGTCAAGTATTGAAAAAAATAAAACAACAAAATGCAGAATTTAGTATCTCTGATGAAATTGTAGGTTTTATTAATAGAGGTGTAGATTCTTTTTCAAGAGGACTTGCTGAATCATTATTATTAGGTAAAGATATTAAAGACACATTTAAAAATATGGCAAAAACATTAGCAGTAGAAGTATTAAGTCAATTAATATCAGTAATAGCAAAAAAAGGTGTTGAACTCGCTATTGAAAAATTAATTACAAATGAAAAAAGAAAACAAGTAGCTTTAAGTGGTGCTAGTAGTGGTGGAAGTATATTTAGTGCTATTGGAAGTTTTTTTGGTGGTGGTAAAGCATCAGGTGGTTCAGTACAAAAAGGACAACCTTACATGGTAGGAGAACAAGGTGCAGAATTATTTATACCAAACCAATCAGGACAGATACAACAAAATGCTAGAGGTGGTTCAGGTGGTGGAAGTACAACAGTTAATTTTAATATCAACACAGTAGATGCTTCAGGCTTTGAAGATTTATTAGTTAGATCAAGAGGAACTATCACTCAATTAATTAATAACGCAGTAAATGAAAGAGGGAGTAAAAACTTAATCTAATGTCAGGTGCTTTTCCTATATCAACTGCTAAATTTGGAACTTTAGGAATAAAGTCAATTCAAAATACTATTATCTCAAAAACTGTATCTGGTAAGAAACTTGCTAGACAAATAGATAATCAAAGATGGGCATTTTCAGTTCAAATTATTACTGCTAAAAGATCAGATGTTTATGGAGAGTTAATGGCTTTTATAGTTAAACAAAGATCAGGCAAAGAAAACTTTACAATTATCCCACCAGAAATAGAAGATGCTAGAGGTAATGAATCAGGAACAGTTTTAGTTAATGGAGTTCACGCAGTTGGAGATACAACGATTGATATGGACGCATTTGCTGGAGATGGTGCTGGAAGATTTAAAGCTGGAGATTTTATAAAGTTTGCTTCACATGATAAAGTTTATATGGTTGTAGCAGATGTAACAAGTTCAAGTAATGCAGCAACAGTTACAATAGAGCCACCTTTACTTGTGGCACTTGCAGATGATTCAATAGTTACTTATGATAATGTATCTTTCACAGTACACTTAACAAATGATATTCAAGAGTTTGGAGTATCAGGTGTAGATAAAGATGGTAATTTATATTATGAGTACCAATTTGATGTTGAAGAAGCCTTATAGATGAAATATAAAGTCAAGTATTGGATTAGTGTTAATTTCTTGGCTGAAGAAATAATTGAAGCTGATGATTTTAATTCTCAATCTTTGAATCACGGAAAGTATAGTGAACCATCTAAAAATGCTAATTATACTGTCAATGATTCAATAAAAGTAACCAGAAGAACATTTGAGGAATATGACGAGAAGCCTGACAACAGCGATAAAGAACGAACTAGCAACAAATGATATTAGACCATTCCATCTTATCACTCTTGGGTTCGATACTCCTATTAACATTACTGATTGTTCTTTTCCATTAACTTCATCAATATCTGGTTCATCAGTTACTTATCTAGCGTCAGATCATTTATTAGGCATATCAGATTTTTCAGAACAAACAGATGTAAGTAAATCTAGTATTACTTTAACTTTATCAGGTGCAGACCAAACATATATTTCAGTAGTTTTAAATGAGAATGTTATTAATAATACTGTAACTATTTATAGAGGATTGCTAGATGATGATAACACAATATTTGCTGACCCTTTTTTACTTTATAAAGGAAGTATAGAAAATTTTGAAATACAAGAACAAGAGAAATCAAGCACACTATCATTATCTATTGTATCTCATTGGGCAGACTTTAATAAAAAGAATGGTCGAAAGACTAATAATACATCACAGCAAAGATTCTTTAGTACAGATGTTGGAATGGATTTTAGTTCTCAAACAGTACAAGATATTAAATGGGGTAGAGAGTAATGCAAGATATTATATCTCTATATAGAAATTATCCTAAATATGACGATCTACACGATCTTGATTTACAACATCACATCAAGCCTAGTATATTTTTAAAACAATATAAAAAACATTATCACAACGATACTTTGGTTGGTTTTACTAATTGGGCTTATCTATCAGATTATGCTTTTAATCATTTTAAAAAAACAGCTATTATAAATTACAAAGAATGGAACTCTGGAGATCATTTAGTATTTGTAGAATTTATTGCTATTAAGAATGTTAGAAATATTTTTAAATGGTGTGTTAATATGGCTAATAAATTTAAAGGCATTAAAGATAATTTTACTTGGTTAAGAGTAGAAGATAATCAAATTAAAAGAATGGTAGTTAAGGATATATAATGGGTGGATTTGTAGGAAAAGTTATAGGCACAGTAGCCAAAGCATCAAAGTTTTTTGGAAACATGAATCCTTTGGTGTCTTTAGGTATAACTTTATTTATATCTTGGGCATTAAGACCAAAAGTTCCTGAAATACCTGACTTTGGAACTAATGAATTTGATGATTTTGAAAGAGGTATATTATTAAACAAACAATCCAATGACGCAAACATTCCTGTAATTTATGGAGAAAGACTTACAGGTGGAACTAGAGTGTTTATGGAAACTTCTGGAACAGATAATACTTATCTTTATATGGCTATCGTTATGGCAGAGGGAGAGATAAACGATATAGAGGAAATATTAGTAGATGATAAAGTGGTTACATTTGCATCTAGTTTTTCAGATAATACAGCAGTTGAAGTAGGTAGTGGAGATAGTAATTTTTATAAAGATTCAGAAAGTCTTATTAGAGTAGAGCCTCATTATGGAACAGATGGTCAATCAGCATCAACATTATTATCAACATTAAGTAATTGGGGAAGTAATCATAAACTATCTGGTTTATGTTATCTTGCACTTCGTTTTAAATGGAATCAAGACGCATTTACAGGAATACCAAAAGTACAAGCAAAGATTCAAGGTAAAAAAGTTGTAGCATACAATTCAGGTTTAGTTGCACAAACTGCTGCTTACTCTACTAATCCATCATGGTGCTTATTAGATTATTTAACTAATGCTAGATATGGAAAAGGATTAGCAGTAACTGAAATAGACTTACAAAGTTTTTATGATGCTTCATTAGTTTGTGAAACACAAGTAACACCATATTCAGGTGGTAGTGATATAAATATATTTGATATTAATACTGCAATAGATACATCAAGAAGTATTTTAGATAATGTTAGAGAGTTTTTAAAAGGTTGCAGAGGTTATCTTCCATATAATGCTGGTAAGTATAATTTAATTATAGAAACAACAGGAACAGCATCTATTACTTTAACAGAAGATAATATTATAGGTGGTTATTCATTATCAACACCAACAAAGAATGATAGATACAATAGAGTTATAGTTGGTTATGTTAATCCAGAACGTAATTATCAAGTTGATGAAGTACAATTTCCACCGATAGATGATTCAGGTTTAATAAGCGCAGATCAACACGCAACAATGAAAGCTGATGATAATGATTTTCTTTTAGAGGGTAGATTTTCATTTTCAACTATCACTTCTCAATATCAAGCTGAAGAAATGGCAGAGGTAATACTTAGAAGAAGTAGAGAAGCATTATCTTTAGGTATTAGTGTTGATTTTAATGGTTATGATTTAGCCATAGGAGATATTGTAAATATTACACATTCTAGTATTGGATTTTCTGCTAAACCTTTTAGAGTTATTGGAATTACTTTTAATCAAGATTTAACTGTAGGATTATCACTTGTTGAATACCAAGCATCACATTATACATGGGATACTAAAACACAAGCGACAGCAATACCTACAACCAATCTTCCTAATCCATTTTCTGTTCAACCACCAGCAAGTGTTACATTAGATGATGAATTAATTGAATATAATGATGGTACTGTAATCGTTGCCATGAATATAACAGTAGGTGCTTCTCCTGATAGCTTTGTTGATTACTACCAAGTAGAATACAAACTAGCTTCTGATAGTGATTATATTATCTATGCACAAGGTTCAGGATTAAATCATAGAGTCTTAAATGTAATTGACCAAAATGTTTATGATGTAAGAGTTAAAGCAGTTTCAAGTATTGGTTCTAGTTCAACTTATGTAACAGCACAAAGAACAATCATTGGTGCGATTGAGCCACCAGAAGATGTTCAGGATTTTTCTTGTAATATTGTAGGACAAGAAGCACATTTAAGTTGGTCGCAAGTTAGTGATTTAGATTTAGCTTATTATCAAATTAGATATTCAACAGTAACAGATGGAACAGGAGATTGGGCAAACTCTGTATCTTTAGTAACAAAAGTATCAAGACCAGCAACTTCAATTTCTGTACCAGCTAGGGCTGGAACTTACTTAATCAAAGCTGTAGATAAACTTGGAAACTTTAGTTCAAACGCAACTGCTATTATTTCAAATGTAACTGATGTTATTAATCATAATGCAATAGCCACACAATCAGAACACCCTGACTTTTTAGGAACAAATACAAATACAGTTATAGCAGATAATTCAATTAAATTAGATTCTTCAGAATTGTTTGATAGTGGTAGTGGTAACTTTGATGATGAAACAACTAGATTCTTTGATTCAGGAGTTACTAATGCTGACTTCTTTGCAACAGGTAATTATGAATTTGCAGATGTTATTGATATTGGTGCTAAACACACAGCAAGAATTACAGCAACATTATCTCAAACTTCAGATAACCCAGATGATTTATTTGATAATAGATCAGGATTATTTGATGTTGCACCCTCAAACTTTGACGGAGATACACCAGCAAACTGTGATGCTCATTTAGAAATTGCAACTTCTGATGATGATGTAACTTATACAGCTTTCCAAAATTTTGTAATTGGTAACTATACTGCCAGATACTACAAGTTTAGAGTGTTTTTAACTTCAAGAGATTTATCATCTACTCCTGTTGTTAATGAGGTAACAGTTACAATAGATATGCCTGATAGAATATTTAGTGGAAATGATATAACTTCTGGTGCTGGAACTTACACAGTAACATTTACAAACCCATTTAAATCTGTTAATTATGCTGTAGGAATTACAGGCGAAGATTTAGCTACGGGAGATTTCTTTGTAGTAGAAAATAAAGCAATAGATTCATTTGATTTAACATTTAAAAATTCAGGTGGAACAGCAATATCAAGAACATTTGATTATATTGCAAAAGGCTTTTAAAAGGAGTATAAAACAATTATGGCACAAGGCGATTATTTAATTCAGAACCAATCTTTTCCCTCTTTTCGTAGTGATCTTAATGACACTTTAGAGGCTATTAATACATCTAATTCAGGTACATCAAGACCTAGTTCAGCAGTAGCTGGAACAGTTTGGCTAGATACATCGGGTGACGCAACTGCACAACTTTTAAAAATGTATGATGGTGCTGATGATATTCTTTTAGGAACTATTAATTTTACAGCTAACACAATAGATTGGGCAGATAGTGCATCAGAAGTTTCACTTGCTGGAGTAGAAA